TGGCCAGAGGTGGCGCGGGTCGTCCGCACCCCGGCGCTTGCCCGCGACGGAGAACGGCTGGCACGGATAGCCCGCAGTGACGATGTCCACCGCGCCGCGCCACGGGCGGCCGTCGAAGGTGGCAACGTCGTCCCAGACAACAGCCTGATCCAGGGACGCGTCTTCCATCCGCGCCACGAGAGTGGCCGCGGCGAAGGTTTCCCGCTCGACATGGCCCACAGTTCGATATCCGGGGACGGCGATGGTGAGCCCGAGGTCGAGCCCACCTGCGCCGGAGCAGAGCGAGAGGCCGAACAGGCATGCGTCTCCGGTTCCGGAAGCGCGTCCGGCGGGATGTAAAGCCAGGTCATGCATCGCCTCAGGCTGCGGATTTCTGCTTTGGATCAGCGGATGCTTCAGCATCGTCGCCCAGCCGCTCGGTTCTCAGCTGCGCAAAGGTCCGGCCATCGCCATCGAGAATCGCCTCGCGACCCGTGTCCGCCTGCCAGCGTTCGACTGCGACATCGACGTAAGATCTGCTGATCTCCATCGCGAAGACGCGCCGGCCGTTGGCCTCGCCCGCCATGATCTGCGAGCCCGAGCCGGAGAACGGCTCGTAGCAGAGCCCGCCGCGCGCCACGTGCTGGCGCATCGGGATGCCGAAGGCGTCGAGCGGTTTCGGCGTCGGGTGGTCGGGGCGCTCGTCCTTGGCGAAGGACGGCATTTCCCAGGTCGAGAGCAGCGTCTGCTCGGCGACCTTCGGCGGCCGGTTCGGGCGGCGCCAGCCCATGAAGCAGGGTTCGTGCTTCCAAAGGTAATGCGACCGGGTCAGGACGCCCCGGTCTTTCACCCAGATGATTTGCTGATGCACAAAGGCGCCTGCCTTCTCCCAGCAGGCTTCCAGCATCGCCTGGCGGCGCGAGGCGTGCCAGCAGTACCAGGCGGCGTCCTCGGCGATGGCTTCGGCTACGGCCGCCGAGATGAACCCGTCGTAGAGCTCCGCGCCCTGCGAACTGTCGTCCCAGGTCGTGCCGTAGGACGCCGACCAGTCCTTGTTGCGGGTCGGATGGTTCGAGCCGTCGTAGTCGACGAGATACGGCGGATCGGTCGCGAACAGGATCGCGCGCTCGCCGTTCATCAGGCGGCGGACGTCGACGTGACTGGTGCTGTCCCCGCAGAGCAGGCGGTGATCGCCGAGGACCCACAGATCGCCCGTCCGCGTGGCCGGGTTGCGCGGCGGTTCGGGGATGGTCACCGGCGGCACGGAGCCCCCGGCGCCACCTTCTTCACCGTCGTCTTCCGCGACGTAGGCCAGCAGCTTGTCCAGTTCGCCATCGGAAAACCCGACCAGCGACAGGTCGAAATCATCGGCCAGCAGATCGTTCAGTTCCGCCGACAGCAGCGCCTCGTCCCAGGTGCCGAGTTCCGTCAGCTTGTTGTCCGCGATGCGATAGGCCCGGCGTTGCGCCTCGGTCAGGTGCCCGAGCACGATCACCGGCGCTTCGGTCAGCCCGAGCTGCGTCGCGGCCAACACCCGGCCATGGCCCGCGATCAGCTCGCCGTCCTCGGCGACGAGGCATGGCACGGTCCAGCCGAACTCGGCCATGCTAGCAGCGATCTTCGCGACCTGGTCCGCGCCGTGCGCCTTCGCGTTCTTCGCGTAGGGCTGGAGGCGCGACAGCGGCCACGTCTCGATCGCGTCCGGGGCGAAGCTCAGCGTCATGGTGGGCAAGGTTCCTCGGTCGGGTGGATGCCGGTGGCTTCCCGACTCCGGATGCCACGCTGGACTCCACACGGGGTCCAGCGGCCGCCAGCGGTGTCCGGTCGGAAGGTCAGCGTTCATTGGTGTTTGCGCGGGGCGTGAGTGGCTCCGGCTTCCGGGTGGCTTCCCAAAAATCCGGCCCTGTCGCTGGCGATGTCCCGCGCTTCGCCCGCCAGCATACGAAAACGCCCAGGAAGGAACCGGAAACTGCCTCGGGGTGGACCCCGGCCGGACCCTCGCTGGATACCGGGGTCCAGAAGGCCCCCGTCAACGCAAAGGGGAGAGCGAGCTTTCCAGCGCACTCTCCCCATCTTGCCTTCGGATTAGCATGGATCTGTTGCAGATGTCGAAGGAAAAAGTGTTGCAACACATTGGAGTCACTGCGCATTCAGGCGCGCAGCGATCTTGGTCAACGCGAGCTGCCAGCGCCGCCACGCGGTCGTGCGGTCGCAGCCGAGTTCCCCGCTGATCTGCTTCCACGGCACACGGGCCGCGCGCGACCAGACCAGCTTGCGCTCCGCCTCCTCGATCCAGAGCACCCAGTCGAAGGTCTGCTCGAGCCGGGTGATCGCGGCGGCCGACGGCCAGACCCGCATCGGCTGCGGTTCCATCGCCGCGATCTCGCGGCTGGTCCGCACGATGTCGGGCCAGGTGTTGAAATAGCCCTGCGCCTTCACCGGCGGCAGTTTGCGCAGGGTGCGGAACGCCTCCTCGAAATGATCGGCGACGCAGTCGGCGGTCCATTCGCGATCAGCCATGGCGCGCCTCCCTGTCGGAAGGGCGCGGGCCGTAGAGCTTCTCGCCCAGCTGGCGGACCAGTTCACGCTCGGGCCAGGTGAGGCGGTCGTCATCGGCGGAGACCGCGAGGACGCCCTGTTCCTGCCAGCCCTCGCGCTTGACCTGTTCGGTATCCCGGCGTCGCCCGCCGTAGCCATGGGGGTGCCACCTCATGCGACACCTCCCTTCGTTTCGATCGCCCAGAGCAGAATGGCGATGGCGTCGGCCTCGTTGTCGTCGGCCGGGCTGAAGCCGCGGGCGCGGACGGCGGCGACCATGGCGGCCTTGTCGGCGTTGCCCTTGCCCGAGGCGTGGCGCTTGATCGTGCCGACCGGAACGCCCTCGTAGGGCACGCCGCGCAGTTCCGCCCATGCGGTCAGCGTGGCCATGAGCCCGCCGTAGATGTGGCTCGCGTCGGTGCCCGCGTGGCGGCGGACTTCCTCGAACCAGATGGCGGCGACGGGCCCGGACAGCCGGTCGACCTCGGTCAGCCAGTTGGTGAAGCGCAGGTAGCGCATGCCGCCGCCGTCGAAGCGGCTGGGACGCAACGAGACGGTGCCGCTGGTGATCAGGCCGTCATGGCCGCGGATCGCCCAGCCGGTCGAGGTGCCGAGGTCGAGCGCGAGGGTGGTGCAGAACCGTGGCCCCTGTGGGGCCGCGTAAGTCTGCTCCACGCGGTTGCGGGGGGCGTCGAGCGGCAGCGATTCAAACCTTGCGCCGTCGCAATTCGGGATCAGAGTCGGCTGAGCCATGATGGGTCTCCTTTGCCGGGGCCTGTGGTGGTGGAAGACGACGGCGGTCTGGTGCTTGGCGGTACGGGGCCGCCGTCGTCGGATCGGGAAGCACAAGGGAGCGTCACGGCGGCGCGCGCGGCTGGCCCGGACGTATGGGAGGAGTGGCCAACCCTGTGGGGTGGCCCTCCCATACGTAGTATGGGGGTTTGACACCTAACTGTTCCGGGGAGGACAAGTGGCTGAAATCATTGCGGAATAAGACTTCATGAAGTCTTCGGGCATGAGTCAGGGACCTAACTCTTATTTGCCCGTAACCTGTTGATTTCATTGAGTGCACAGTTGGCGCTGTCATATGAGTCAGGCCTCACTCATATGAGTGAGGTCGTCTTCGAGCCCCTCCGGGTAGACCCAGACGGCGGGGTTTTCGACCTGCAGGCAGAGCCCGGATTGGGGGCATTTGAAGTGGCTGGGCAGGACCGGACGGGCGGTTGTGGTGACCTCGCCGGTGTCCGGATCGACATGCTCGACGGGCGCGCCGAACTGCATGCCCTCGACGCAGAGATAGCCGAACCGCGACCGGGTGACGGGGAAGCCGAACCCCGAGGGGTCGCGCAGGAACTTCACGAAGCCTTTGGTCGCCAGCACGCTGAGGCGCTCGCGGATCGTGTGCTTGCTGCCCAGACCGCCCCGGTTCTCGAAGGTCTCGGCGAACTGCATGGCGGTGTAGAGGCGCTCGCTGGCCGCCTCATCCAGCAACATGCCGAGGATGACATCGTGCTTGCGCAGCCGTTCGGCATCGAGCCTGGCGCCGACCTCCTTGCGCACCAGGCGCTCGTTCAGCGGGTTCAGCTCGAGCCACTGGCCCTTCACCTTGTCGATCAGCTTTCCCGGCAGCGCGGGGCCGTTCCGCAGCTCGATCTCCAGCCTGCGGACACTGCTGTCCTCGTCGGGCCGGTGCATGAGCAGCCCTGAGGTATAGAAACCGCGCAGCGCGCTGGCGCCGGAGAGGGCGAGGAAGGGATCGTCCTTGACCTGATGCTTGCTGGCCTTGCGGGTGTGGTGGGCGAGGATGACGCCCGCGTCCGGATTGACCGCCTCGCGGAGAAGCTCCACCCGGTCCTTCAGGAAGAACATCATGGCGGTGTTGTCGTTCTCGCCGCCCCCCTCAGGTCCGCCGTCGAAGAGATTGCGGATGGGGTCGATGACGATGATGTCGGGCGGCGCGTCGGGGAATGCGGCCCGGATCGCCTCGGTCACGCGGGCGACGCCCTCCGCGTCGAGCAGCAGCTTCAGCTTCGGTGTGGCGATGAAGGTGTCGCGCGCGGCGGCGATCACGGTGGCGGGCAGCGCGATCTGCTGCATGCGCTCGCGCAGATAATGATACTGGATTTCGGCCTGCAGGTAGAACACGCGCAGCGGCCGGGGCGGCGTGAAGCCGAGGAACGGCACGCCCGCCGCCATGTGCACGAGCCAGGAGATCAGGAAGTCGCTCTTGCCGACCTTGGGCGCGCCGCCCAGCACAAGGAGCCCGCCCGGCGTCAGCACGCGCGGCCCGATGATGTCCTCGGGCATCGGGCTCGTGTCGTCGAGCAGCGCGCCGAGGCTGAAGGTCGGCAGCGGACTGGCCGGGGCATCGACATGGGCCGCGCGCAGGAGCGGCGGGCCGTTGCGCTTCACATGCAGCGCCCAGAGGCGTTCGGACTCGGCCATCAGCCGATCGAGCGGCCAGGTCGGGCGCAGCATGGCGGCGTTGTAGCCGCAGATCGCCTCCCAGCCTGCGAACGGGTCAAGGCGGCCTTCGTGCACCAAACGAACGTAATGGCCGATGGCGGCGCTTGCCCCCTGGAACCGGGACCAGTCGTCGACCGCGCCCTCGCGCACCGGCGTGGTGAGCACCGCGTCGATGCCGGGCTTCGATGCTGGTGTGGCAACGTCGCTGGCAAAGCCTACGCCTGGCAGCGGCGGCATGTCGGCGACCTTTTCCGCGAAATCGGCAAGATCCACTTCGACCGAGCGATGCTCGCGGATCTGCACGAGGCGTTGATGGCCGTGCTTGTGATAGACGGTGCCTGGCACCCGGATCGGCTGGTGCGCCGAGCGGAAATGCGTGTCGCCGCCGACCTTCACGGCGATCTCGCCGCGCAGGCGGCAGAGGGCGACCAGGTCCTCACCCTCGGCCGGTTCGGTCAGTCTCCACCAGACATGGAGCTTGGCCGCACCCTCGGGCGTCCGCCCGCCGCTTTCGATGATCAGCGTGGGCGCGCCGAGGTGGCGGGTGACATGGTCCAGCTTGGCCGGGATGTCGCCTGCGTCGAGATCGACGACGATGGCCTGCATCTGCAGCACGTCGGCGGCGCGGGCCTGGCCCTGTTCCTCGACCGTGCCGGGGATGACATAGACCGCCGCCCCCTCGCGGTTCGCCCATGCGGCGAAGGTCGCGAGTTTCCCCGGTGCGGTGTCGTCGGCCGGGATCCAGATGTTGTGCGGCTTGCCGTCCCGGCCCTGACCCTTGTCGACGAAGCCGCGTAGCGGGATCAGCCCCTCGCACCAGCTGAACACGGTGTCTAGGAAGATGGCGATCTGCTCGGGATCAGGGTCGCAGCCGAACGGGTTCTCGGACGGTGGCCCGTCGTTGAAGTCCATCCACGGGTTGAAATGCAGGATGCCGTCGTCGCTCATGCCGGAAGCCCCCAGCAGCGCTCGGACCAGAGGCAGAAGCGGCATTCGAAGAAATCGGGGCTGGCGGCAATGCGCGGGAGCAACTCGCCCGCATCCGTGGCTTGCAGGATGCGCACCCCGCGATCCGACATGCGCTGCGCGAGATCGGCGTCGAAGGGCACCAGTTCGTGGTGCATCTCGGCCGTGTCCTTGTTGATCGCGGTGAACACGGCGGGCGCGGCGCTGATGCCGGGCACGCTGGTTTCCATGTAGGCATGATAGACCGCGATCTGGGCGGCGTAGACCGGCTTCGATTTGGTCACGCCGTCCTTGACGCAGGCGCGCCAGTTCTTCGCGTTCATCGTCTTGCATTCCCAGAGGGCGGGAACGGAAAGCTCGAAGCCCCCGGGGCCTGCGGCGATGATGCCGTCGACATGACCGCGGATGCGCCCGCCCGCGACGGAGAAGCCGAACTGGCCGCCATCGGGCCGGTTGCCCTTGCGGGTGTAGAGGTCGAAGCCCGCACCGCGCAGCCAGGCGACGGCCAGATCCTCGAGTGCGTGGCCGATGGCGAAGATGCGCAGGGACTGGCCGCTGAAGTCCTGACCCTCGTCCTTCGGCGTCGCCGTGAACTCGAACTGCAGGGCGCGCTCGCAGGCATGGCCGAGGCGCGAGCCGCCAAGATAGTCGCGGGGTGGCCGCGTCGCCTGATCGGCGGTGAGCGCATGGTCGACAGCGGCATTGACCAGGTCGGCGAAGCTGGGGCGTCGGTTATAGTCCAGCATGTTCGCCTCCGTCATAACTGCGGTGGGCGAGCCCGTGGCAGGTCGAGCAAAGCCATTCGACCGCGAGCGGCTCGGAATAGTCGTGATGATGCGCTTCGAGGTCGGTCACGCAGCCACAGCGCTGACACCAGACCGGCACGATGATCCGGCACGCCTTGACGGCGCTCCTGACGATGCTGTGCGCCTTGTTCTTTTCAGCGTGGCGCAGCCGATAGCGGCGCTGCGCCTTCCGATGTTTTTCGGGATCGCGGAAGTTCTGCGCATAGGCACGCTGGTATTCCCGGCGGCAATCCCGGCACCAGGACTGTCGCCCATCGGGGCTGAGCCGTCGGCGGCCGAACTCGCAGACGTCCTTTTCGACGCTGCACTTTGTGCAGAGCTTGGTCAAAACGGCACCTCCGGCGTCTGCGCCCGGGCGATGTCGGACATGGCCTCGCGGAAGCCCTCGACGGCTTCCTCGATCAGCGCGCGCACCTGCGCCTCGGTCAGTTCGGCAAGCGGAGTGGCCCAGCCGATCTCGTCCATCAGCAGCGCCACGCGCTTCATGGTGGTGGTGATCGCGGCGCGCTCTTCCTCGGTCAGGTCAACCATGGTGACACGCTCCCGCGCCAAGCGCGTCCAGAAGGACTGGCAGGGCATCGAGCAGAACCAGACCGATGGCCGGGGCCGCCCCGTGCGCGGACGCGCGCATTTCGATGACTTTGGCGGCAAAGCCGCCGGGCGGTGCGGATCGAACCAGCCAAAGCCACGGGTGGGTTGCCGGCAGACAGCACAGAGCGTTCCACGCGGATGCCAGAGCCGCCGCCGGTCCGCGGCCGTAATGGGGATGGAGGTGGACATGGGTCATGCCGCCCTCCGTTCGGGCGTAGCCGCCGCGTCGATCAGCTGGCGGATGGCGCGCTTGTTGAAGCCGAAGGTCATCAGCGCCGAGGCGCGGTAGCGCGTCAGGCCGAAGTCATGGCGGCACTCGGGCGGCAGGTACTGAAGCTGCTTTTCGGTCGGCGGCTGGCGCAGCCAGGAGCGGGTCTTGAAGGCGCTTTCGTCGGTCTCGTGCGTGTTCAGCCAGTCGTCGGCCTGCGCGAGGCAGACCGTGCGCTCGCCCACTCCCAGCAGGTGGGGGCGTTCGCCTTTGGCCCCGCCGATCGCGTACCAGACCCCGTCCAGCCAGAAGATGCCGCCCCAGGCCGCGAAGCCCGTGGCCATCAGCGCGTCGTCCGTGCCGTAGAGGTCGACCCACGCGAAGCTGGACCTCTTCAGCAGGTCGATCTCGGTCATCATGAAGCCCGAGAGCGGCGCGGCGCCCCCGGCTTCGCCCGCATCCAGATCCTCGAGCGGGAACGCCTCGCCGCAGAGCGGGCATTCGGTGGCGGCAAGCGGGATCTCCGCCTCGCAGGCAGGACAGGTCTTCGTCGGCGCTTCGCCGGTTTCGGTCTTGCCGTCGAGATCGACATCCTGTTCCAGCGTGCCGTGGATCAGGCTGGAGGTGCCGAAATCCAGCACGACGCAGTCGGTCTTGACGATGCCGGGATGTTCCTCGGGATCGACGGTGCGCAGGCCGCGCCCGACCATCTGGATCATGGTGGACTTGTAGGAGCTGGGCCGCAGCAGCACGACGCAGGAGGTGGGCGGGTGGTCCCAGCCCTCGGTCAGCACCGCCACGTTGACCACGACGCGGATGCCGCCTGCCGCGTAGTCGGCGAGGATCGCCTTGCGGGTCTCGGCCGCCAGATCGCCGTGGATCAGCGCGGCGGAAACGCCAGCTGCCCTGAAGGCGTCGGTGACATGCTCGGCGTGCGCGACGGTGGAGCAGAACACCACGGTCTGCCGGTCGCCTGCCTTCTCCTTCCAGTGGCGGATCACCTCGTCGGTGACGGGGGCGCGGTCCATGATGCCCGCCACCTCCGCCATGTCGAAATCCGACATGGTCTTGCGGATCGAGCGGAGCTCGTCCTGCACGCCCACGTCGATCACGAAGGTGCGCGGCGGCACGAGGTGGCCCGAGGCGATCAGCTCGCCCAACCGCACCTGATCGGCGACATTGTCGAAGACCTCGCGCAGGCCCTTCCTGTCGCCACGGTTCGGCGTCGCCGTGACCCCGAAGATGCGGGCGTCGGGATTGGCCTCGCGAACCCGGTCGATGATGCGGCGATAGCTGTCGGCAACGGCGTGATGCGCCTCGTCGACGACCAGCAGGTCGAGGCGCGGCATGTCGGCGAGGTTCGAGGACCGCGCCAGCGTCGGCACCATGGCGAAGGCGACTTGGCCGCCCCAGGATTTCTCGGTGGCATCGATCACCGAGATGGAAATCCCTGGCACCACCCGTTGGAACTTGGCCCGGTTCTGAGCGGTCAACTCGTCACGATGCGCCAGCACGCAGGCTTTGGCACCGTCGCCGATCATTTCGCCGGTGACCGCCGACAGCATGATGGTCTTGCCCGCACCGGTGGGCGCCACGCCCAGCGTGTTGCCGCGGGAAGCGAGCGCAGCAACGCTGCGCTCGACGAAGGTCTTCTGGCGGGGGCGCAGGCGCATGGCCGGTCTCCCCTTACTGCGCCCAGCTCGGCCGACCGGCGACGCCGGGGGCGGACGCGCGCATGCTGCAGGTGCGTCAGCCAGCCGATCATCTCGCGGCCATGCAGCCCGTAGGCCCCGCGGATGTCGGGCTTGCCGGTCTTCTCCGAGAACGCCTCGGGCTGGCCGCGGCACCACTGGAAGCAGAGACGCCCCGCCACGGTGATCGAGTCGATGAAGACGGTCTCGTACTTCTCGATCACCGCCGGATCGCCGTAGCGGCCACAGACCTCGTCGAAATGCGCCTGGCTGTAAGGCTGGTCCTCGCGCAGCGCCGGGTTCGGCCCGCCAATGAACACCGCGAAGTCGCGGCATTCCTTCCAGGTGCGGGGCCGGAGGGTGTCGATCTCCAGCCCCTCGACCGCCAGATCACCGGCCTCGAGGTCGAGGAAGAGCGTGGTCGAGGCGTTCAGCGTCCAGAGCAGGCTGGTCTTTCCGATGCCGGACCGACCGAAGATGACGCCCTTGATGCCCTTGCGCTGCGCGAGCCGTTCGTCGGCGCCGATGATGGGAAGGGCCATCACTGGCCCTCCTTCTTCATCACCGCTGCGGCGGCGCGGTCGGCGCCGATGCACCCCGCCTCGCGGGCGAGCTTGTAGAGACGCTTCAGCGCGTCGGCGCGGCGGTAGGTGGCCGTGCTCTCGCGCTCCGCTTCCACGATCGCGAAGGCGATCTCGTCGACGGTTGCCTCGACGACAGGCAGCGGCTCGTGCGGCTCGTCACCGGGGTGCTGCGGCAGGGAGATGGTTTCGGGGAGGTCTTCGAGGGCGTAGCTCGCCTTGCGAAGACGGGTGATGTCGTCCGGCTGGTCCGGCATGGCGGTTCTCCGTGGGATGATGTGATCGAGGAGGCCCATCAGGCGGCCTCGCGGACGTCGGGCGCGGGCTCGGCGACGTAGATCGCCAGCAGCGGCGTCCCGTCGGCATGGGCGCCGGCGTCCTCGATCTGATAGTTGCGGTTGGGCTCGCAGACCTCGGTCAACTCCCAGCGGCGATAGAGCCCCGGAAGACGCCTGAAATCCTCGAGCGACAGATCGGCAGTGCGGTTCATGCGTGTCTGCTTTCGGTTGGAGGGAAGGCGCTCGGGGCGCTCGAATGGGAAAAGCCACCGGCGGGACCGGATCGGGACATCGGTTCAGGGGATTTCCTGGAGGGCGTCGTGCAGCCGGCGCATCGCGCGCTGGTACCGCTTGCGGGCGGCGGCTTCGGTAAGGCCCAGATCGACGGCGACCTCGGCCTGCGAAAAACCCTCGATCGCCACGCGGATCACCAGCAGGGCGTCATCGCCGAGCAGCTTCCTCACGGCGCCGTTCAGCCGTGCGTACCCGGCCGCGCCGATCCCGCTGTCGCCGCTGTCCGCCACCTCGTCGGGATCAGCGATGCTGGCGAGATGTTCGCGTGCCTGGTCGCGCTGGCGCACGCGGATCATGTCGCGCTCGACATTCCGCAGCACCGTCGCCGCGATCCAGTTGACGCGGCCGAGGTCGAGTCCGCGGACTGCCTCGGTGGTGCGCGCCAGAACATCGGACGCGACCTCGTCGGCGGTGCCGAGCCTGCGCCAGATGGACCGGCGGCGGATGGCGTCGAGGCCGGGCCAGAGCGCCAGCAACAGCATCGTCAGCGCGCAGTCGGACGCGGGCCCGTCGCCCTGCGCCGCCCTGACGAGCGCGGAGAGGATCACGTTCTTCTGGCCCTGATCGCCGGGCGTGCGGTGCAGCCCGTCCAGCAGGGCCGCCGGATCGCGGAACGGCGCGAGGGCGGTCTGCGCACGCCGGATGGCGTCGAAACTGCGCTGGAAGTGAAGGTTCGTGGATGAATGCATGAGGTGATCACGGATCTCGTGCCACGCGAAGGACATCGGACGCCTGCCTTGCGGCCAGGCGTCCGGCGCCTTCTCGTGGCCAGGTCAGGACGTCGCGCGTCTCTGCGATTTCAGGGGGTTGGGTGAATGCGCGCGTCAGCGCGCGGGTGCGGTCGCGTTGTTCAGCGTGCCGCAGCCGCGGCAGGTGGCCTGAACCGGAAAGCCCACGAGATACTCGTGCCCCCGCGCGAAGCGCAGGTGCATGCGGCCGTCCCGGCAGACGCCGAGCAGCTTGTCACAGCGCGTGCAGCGCCATTCCGAGTTGTGGGTGGTGGGCTTGGTCTTCGCGGCGCCGGACCAGCTCGTCGGGGCTGCCTGGCGCGAGGTGAAGGGAGTCGGCATGGGAATGCTCCTCTGATGTGGAGCACTCCCATTGGCCCGGAGAATCGGAGCTAGTCAGACCCCCCAATCGGAGCCGGATCGGAGCCAGCCGTCAGATGGCGATCTCCCATTGCCCTTTTCCGGGGCTTCGCAAGAAGTCGGCCGTCAGCTTCTTCCAGAGCGGCTGCTTGAAAATGTTTGCCAGCGACTGGTCCTCGGCGATCCCGCTGATCAGGTCTGCTGTCGCCATCGGCATCGGGCCGGCGTTGTGGGCATCAACCAGCCGCTGGATGACTCCGATGCGGTTCTCACCCTTGATGTCGATGCTGCCTTTCCCCGGAACGAACAGAGTTGCCGTGTTGTCCCCGACGCGGGTGAGTTCGACAGCCTGGCCACCTCGGGCAAGTATGCGGTGTCGCCGAAACACAGATCGGAGCTTGTCTGCGACCAGCGAGATTTCAGCTTGCTGGGTGTCGATCTGATCGACAAGCGGCGTCAGAACGTTCGCCGCTAGACACGGTCCGGGAGCGCTGCCGACCTGCAGGACAAGACCTATTCCGAGGTTGTGGCGTGCCCGAAGCTCCGTATCGACGGCCGACCGGACCTTCTCCCGGTCAAGACCGCGCGCGAGGTAGATCGGAACGTCCCCGCCATCGACGTGGAGTGTTCCGAGGTAGAGGAGATGATCGGTCAGCTTCTCGATGGCAGGTGCATCGAGCACTTTTTCGAGACGTGCCTTCAGGTGTTGCGCGACCCAGCCGTCGCGCACCCGATATATCCTGTACCGATCCGGGTTGCCCGCAGACGTCACCTGTCCCTCAGCGATCTTGAGATCGGCCACCTTTCGGTCGCCTTCCTCCGCATCTCCCTTGTCGACCCGAACGACCACTTCGGCCGCAACCGGACCGACCTCGTCTTCATCGTCGATCAGGTCGATCAGGTCGTCTCCTTCCCAGCCGGCGGGAACGAGGAAGCCCAGATCGGTCAGGAGGCCAGGATCAACACCGCGAGTTTGGAGCCATGCGCCGGTGAGCCTGTCAGCTCCGATGTCCCAGATGGCCAGCAAGGCGGGCATGACAGCCATGCTCTCCTCATCGCCCGGTGCGCGACCATCACGGAGGATGTTCCAGTGTCTGAGCAAGCGATGCCCCAGAACGCGCTCGAAAGGGTCGTCGATGCTGAGAAGGCTGCTCGTGTTGCGGTCGGTGAGCGTGAAGTTGAGGGTTTGCGCCTCATCTCGTCCCGCGCGGGAATACCGGACCGCAATCTCGACGAAGCGGATTGCGAGCGCCCGCTCGAAAATCCTCGGAAGGCCCGGCTGGCTGTCGATGATTTCGGAGATGTCCTGGTCGATCGTGGTGGAAAGCGAAAGGCGGTTGGCGAGATTGCCGATGCTGATGTCGGCGCGGATCACCTGTGCGCGGTCGATCACGACGTCGTCGAGTTCCGGCGGTTCAAGATCGAGTCCCTGCAGGAACTGCGAAATGTCGTAGGCCTGAAAGTCCACGGGCTGGTTGGAATAGGTCTGCTCGAGAGCGGTCTCGATGAAGCGTTCGGCGACCGTGTGTCTAAGCTTTCGGTTGCCAGCTCGGACATGCACCCGCCCGGTCGACGGCGTGTAGACGATCATCGCCTCTCCGGGCGGCCGAAAATAGATGCTCGACCGATTGCCATCGTCATCGATTTCCCGAACGCTCGTGGGGGGATCGGGATGGAACAGCAGGTACATCTCCGCCGCCGGTTCATCGCCGTCCTCGGGGATGTCGAACTTGTCGATGCTGTAGCCGTCGCCGCGATCGAGACGCTTGTTGAGATCAACCAGAAGCTCTTCGAGCAATGCGCTGCCGACGTCCGGGCCCCCGTCGACCGAAGGCTCGGCCATGAAGGTCTGGTAGTGCTTGTCATAGCGCCGGTAGAGACGCAGGTGCAGGCTGTTCTCCGCCGCTTCGAACAAGCCATGCTCGTTAGCGAAAGCCCACAGGCTTCGCGCGAGCTTGTCCCGCCGGTTCAGAAGTTCCTTGGCGCGGTCGGGTTCGAGCGTGGTAGTGGCGAGACCTTGGAGGACGTATTCGCCTCGGTCGCTCGCGATTGTGACGATCCGTGCTGCTTCAGCTTCGAGCGGACCCAGCCGGTCCTTCTTTTCCTGCGGCAGCATATTCCTGGCTGCTGTCGGACCCTCTGGATTGTCGGGGTCAAACTTGTAGGTCGCAAGCCAGCCCAACCTCTCGAAAGCCTTGCTGTTGAGAAATCCAGACAGCAATTCGGGCTCTGCATCGTCGAACAGCCGAGAAAGATTGGGGCAGGTTTTGGCCGGGACGCGTACCATATAAAACTCCGGAAATGCTGAGCTGAACTATAGATCGCGATTGTGGAGCCTTGCTCGGCGCTCGACACCGCGACGTCGCCTCTGGGGACTGAGGTGACTATCACCGCCCTCCCGGGCCGAGAGAATCGCTGGGGCAAAATTCACGCGCGCAGCCTCGATCAGTGCCAAGACAAGGCCTCTGATCGGAGTTGCTTTACGCGCCATGATCTTACCTCGACGTACTACTGCTCTCGATTGATTCAACCTCCGATAATCATGGACAAATCCGTGATCGGCAAGCCCTGATGTTCTTTCCCTGTTCGCATTTCCGCATCCCGTTCCTTTGAGATGTCCCGTCCCGGGCTTCGGGGTGGCTTTTGATTGGTAACGACACCACCAATCACGGCTGCCCGAGACATGAAACGACCCAATCCACTCTCACCCAACCAGATGACCCCAGCGGAACGCCGTGCCGACCTGTGCGGGCTGCTGGCTCTCGGGTTGGTTCGCCTACGGATGCGGGACCGAGCGGAAGTATCTGACAATAATAGAGAAAGTTGCCTACACTATCCGGCCGACGAATGGCGTCATGCAACTCCAACTCACCGGAGAAACTCATGACCAAACAAGATCCCATTCCCGCCCGCCTAGCCGCGCTCAAAACCAGCTCGACGTCAGACCTGAAGCAACAATGGCGGGAGCTGTTCGACAGCGAGCCGCCGCCGTTCAATCGTCGTTATCTCGAGAGCCGCCTCGCGTACCGCATCCAGGAACTGACTTATGGCGGGCTTAAACCGGAAACGGTGAAACGGCTGGAAGCTCTCGGCGAACAGCTGGACGGTGGCGACCGCAAGAAGAGCCGCATCCGCGCTGACCTGAAACCTATCGTCGGAACGCGGCTGATCCGTGAATGGCAGGGCATCGAGCATCTCGTCACCGTCACGTCTGGCGGTTTCGACTGGCAGGGACGGCCTTACAAATCGCTGTCTGCCATCGCCCGCGCGATCACCGGCACGCGCTGGAACGGCTGGGTGTTCTTCGGGCTGAAAAATCACCGGAGGGGCGCATGACCAAACCCATAGTCAGAAAACTGCGCTGCGCGGTTTACACCCGGAAATCCTCCGAGGAAGGCCTCGAGCAAGAATTCAACAGCCTCCATGCCCAGCGCGAGGCCTGCGAGGCATACATCGCCAGCCAACGGTCAGAAGGCTGGGTGCTGGTCCGCGATCAATATGATGATGGCGGCATTTCCGGCGGCACGCTGGAACGCCCCGGCCTGAAAAGGCTGCTCGCGGACGTCGAGGATGGCTTGGTCGACGTGGTCGTCGTGTACAAGATAGACCGCTTGTCGCGGTCGCTGATGGATTTTTCCAAACTGGTCGAGGTGTTTGACCGAAACGGCGTGACCTTCGTTTCCGTCACTCAGTCATTCAACACCACCACTTCCATGGGGCGGTTGACGCTGAACATCCTGCTGTCATTCGCCCAATTTGAGCGCGAGGTGACGGCTGAACGTATTCGGGACAAAGTCCGCGCCAGCCGTATGAAGGGCATGTGGATGGGCGGCGTGCCGCCACTGGGCTATGAAGTGAAGGACCGCAAGCTGATCATCAAGGAAGCCGATGCTACCAATGTCCGCTGGATCTTCGCGCGTTTCATCGAAATCGGCTCGGGCACAGAACTGGCTCGGGAACTAGCAGCGCGGGGCGTCCAGACCAGTCGTGGCAATCGGATCGACAAGAAATACTTGTATCGTCTCCTGAACAACCGCGCCTATATCGGTGAGGCCGTCCACAAGGGAAACAGCTATCCCGGTGAGCACGACGGCATCATCGACCGCGCGATCTGGGACAAGGTCCACTCCATCCTGACCGAAAGCCCCCGCAAGCGCGCCGCACGCACCAGAACCGACACGCCAGCATTGCTGAAAGGGCTGCTCTACGGCCCCGACGAGGCGGCCTTCTCGCCGACTCATACGCGCAAGGGCGGCAAGCTCTACCGATACTATGTCAGCCAGACGGTGCTGAAGCATGGTGCCGGATCATGCCCCGTGGGCCGGGTTCCAGCGGGCGAAATCGAAACCGCCGTCATCGACCAGCTCCGCGCCGTGTTCCGCCAGCCGGAGATCGTGGCGGGGACGTGGAAGGCGGCGCGTGCCTACGCCGAAGACATCTCCGAGGCCGACGCACGCGCGGCCTTGCAGCAGCTCGACCCGCTGTGGGACGAACTCTTCCCCGCCGAGCAGGCGCGCATAGTCACGCTGCTGGTCGAGCACGTCGATATCGGCACGAACGGGCTCAACTTCCGGCTCCGGATGGACGGCCTCGGAGGGCTCGCGCGCGAGATGCTGTCTGGCAGCATCGGAGCAGCGGCATGACCCGCGCGACGGCGGTCCCCGAGACGGTTACAATCCACGTGCCATTCCGCATCGTGAAGCGCGGCGGGCGGAAAGAGATGCAACTGCCCGATGGCGTCCGGCCAGACCGAAAGGCGGACAACACGCTGGTCAAGGCGCTGGCCCGCGCCTTCCGCTGGAAGCGGATGCTCGAGTCGGGTGAGTTCTCGTCGATTTCGGAGTTGGCCGAGAAGGAGGGCATCGCCTTCACCTACATGGCGCGGCTGATGCGGCTGTCGTTGCTGTCCCCGACAATCGTCGACGCCATCATGGACGGTCGCCAGCCCGCGAATATCACGCTTGCCGAACTGATGGGTTCGTTCCCGCCCAATTGGCAAGAACAGCACGCCCTCTGGACTGCAGACAGCGCGCAAGACTGAATCGCGCGTGCAAACGGACAATTCCCGCGATAGGGTTATGGAAAACAAGCCCTTTCTGCAAGTACTGGAATTCGCCCGCATGTCCGACAGCCTGACCGACCTGATCCTCTCCCTGATGCCCGAAGACGGATCGTCGATCGGCAATGGCGCGATGATGGCCCTGTTGCGCGAGCATGTGCCAGCCCTGTCCGACGAGGACTACGCGGCCGCCCGCGATGAGCTGGTGGATGAAGGTGTGCTCGGGCGGGGGCGCGGGCGCGGTGGATCGATCTATCGGGCCGACGTATCCGACCTGACACTGGAGATGCAGGACGAGGACGAGCCGACGGAGCCCCGCGGCAAGCCCCGAAGCGCGACAAGATCAGCGGCCTCACGCAGGTCCGGCGAACCGGTGCAGGTGTTGTCCTATCGTCACGGCGAGACGCGGGTGAACAACCCCGAGGTGGGGATGGTCCACGCCGGGACGGACCCGGACGGCGCGCGCACCACATGGGCCTACGACCCGCACCTGGACCCGGTGCTGAACTTCGATTCTGCCCGCGCAGGCGTGGAAAAGCTGATCGACGACGCCCTGGCCAGCGATGACGCGCAGGCGATGAAGGACGCGCTGATCGAGCTCAAGCGGCTCCAGCAGCCCTACCTCAACTGGACGGGCAAGGCGGAACGGACGTCGTTCGATGTCGATACCGTCAGCCTGCATGTGCATGAGCGGGTGGACCCGGCGACGATACTCGCCAACGCGGCGAAGCGGTTGAAGGGCAAGGATGCGGGCGCGCAATGGCGGCAGCCGGACCTGTTCGCGGCACCGTTCGAGAACCTGCCGCTGCGCCAGGCGCTCGATTTCTACTCCCACGAAAAGGGCTGGTCGAATCGGCTGGTGTCGGGCGACAGCCTGCTGGTGATGAACTCGCTGCTGACAAAGGAGAGCATGGGCGGCAAGGTGCAGATGATCTACATCGACCCGCCCTACGGTATCAAATACGGGTCGAACTTTCAGCCCTTCACCAACAAGCGCGACGTGAAGGACCGGTCAGACGCGGACCTGACGCAGGAACCCGAGATGATCAAGGCGTTCCGCGACACCTGGGAACTCGGCATCCATTCCTACCTGACCTACTTGCGCGACCGGCTGGTGCTGGCGCGGGACTTGCTGCACGAGAGCGGGTCGGTGTTCGTGCAGATTTCGGATGAGAACGTGCACCATGTTCGGGAAATGATGGATGAGATATTCGGCGTCGAAAATTTCTGTTCAATCATTCAGGTGCAGAAGACTGGAAGCCAAGCAGGTAACTTGCTTGCAACCACGGTAGATTTTCTTGTCTGGTACGCACGCGACAAGAGTGCGGTGAAGTATCGGCAAATCTACCTTGAGCGGGTTCCTGGCCATGTCTCGTCTGATCGCTACGACCAGATCGAACTTCCAACGAGCAAAGAACGGCGGCTAACGAAAGCCGAACTCAATCGAGAATCAGATATACCGGAGGGCCGAATTTTTCGGCATACGAGCCTTATCAGCTCTGGTCAATCCAGTTACGAGCAAGAATTGCAGTTTTTTGGCAAGAAATTTGACTCGGGCGCAGGTAGCCACTGGAAGACCACACTGGATGGCATGGTGCGGCTATACAAAGCTGGCCGCGTTTCTGATGGGGCGAGCACGATTAGATACAAGCGTTTTCTGGACGATTTCCCGGTTCTGCCGATTTCGGATCGGTGGGAATCGTTGCAGATTGGGACAGGGCTGCTTTATGTCGTTCAAACCAGTGCGGCCGTCATCGAACGCTGCCTCCTGATGACCACCGACCCCGGCGACCTGGTGCTCGACCCGACCTGCGGCTCTGGCACCACCGCCTTTGTCGCCGAGAAATGGGGGCGGCGCTGGATCACCTGCGACACGTCCCGCGTGGCGATCACGCTGGCCAAGCAGCGGCTGATGACCGCCAGTTTCGATTACTACGCCCTGCGCTATCCGCACGAAGGGCTGAAGGGCGGGTTCGACTATAAAACCGTGCCGCACATCACGCTGAAATCCATCGCCAACAACCCCGACATCGACACGATCCATGCCGAGGATCACCCGAAGATCACGGCGGCGCTGACCGCCCTCAACGCCGCGCTCACCACCGCCCCGCCGATCCCCTTCCGCCCCGCCCAAGGCGTGCGCAAGGGCAAGCCGGTCAGTTTCCGCGATGGCGAGACCCTGCACGAATGGGAGGTGCCCTTCGACTGGCCGCTGGACAAGGACGGCGCCCCTCTCTGGCCTGCCGCCACCCGCGCGCCCTTCGATGCCTTTCACTCCGCGCGCCAGGCGATGCAGCGCCGGATGGATGCCAGTATCCAGGCCCATGCCGAACAGGAAACCCTGTATGACAAGCCCCGCCCCGACCAGAACCGCCTGCGCATCACCGGCCCGTTCAGCGTCGAGGCCGTGCCCGTGCCCACGGTGCTGTCGCTCGATGACAGCCTGCCACCGGCAGAGGCGAACGACAGCATCGCCCGCACCGGTGAAACCTCACGCCAGTCGCTCTGGCGCGACGAGTTGCTGAAAACCGGCGTACGCGGCAAGAACGGCGCGCGCCTGACCTTTGCCGAGTTCGAGACGCTGCCCGGTCTGCGCCACCTGCACGCCTCAGGCTCGCTGACCGACACCGGCGAACGGGTCGTCGTCAGCTTTGGCCCCGAACATGCCGCCCTTGAACAGCGGCAGGTGGAACTGGCCCTGACCGAGGCCGAAACCCTGCGCCCCGCGCCAAAGTTCATCCTGTTCTGCGCCTTCACCTTCGACCCCGAGGCCGCCAAGGACATCGACGAGGTCAACTGGCCCGGCGTCACGCTGCTCAAGGCGCAGATGAACACCGATCTTCTGACCGAGGATCTGAAAAAGGCGCGATCCTCGAACCAGTCCTTCTGGCTGATGGGTCAGCCCGATGTGGAGCTGCGCAAACGCAAGGACGGGATGTGGGAGGTCGAGGTTAACGGCTTCGATTACTTCGATCCAAAGGCGGGCGATCTGGTGTCGGGCGGCAAGAAGCAGATCGCCATGTGGTCGCTGGACACCGATTACGACCAGCGCTCCCTGATGCCCCATCAGGTGTTCTTTCCGATGGCGGACGCCAAGGGCGGCTGGAACCGGCTGAAGGCGACCGTCCGATCCGAACTGGACGAGGATCTGCTGGAGCAGTTCCATGGCACCGTGTCGCTGCCCTTTGAGGCGGGGGACAACCGGCGCATCGCGGTGAAGATCGTCGATGACCGCGGGATTGAATCCCTCAAGATCATGCCGCTCGAGGGCTGAACCCATGTCCCTCATCATCAACACGCCATTCGTCTGCCCTGCTCAGCATTGGATCGAGGGCAAGGGTGGCAAGCTTGAAATCAAGCCCGAGCGCCGCCCGGCGAGCTACGAGGTCTTCGACGCCCGCAACAACACGAAGCGGACAGAGGTGCTGGACCTGGTCAATACCATCCGCGCCCGGGTCGACGCCTGGCGCGAGGCGGGCTGGCCCGGCGTGACCATCGTCACCCGAAAGCTCTTGGAACACTGGCACGACCGAGACGCGCGACAGCACCCGTTCTATTTCTGCCAGCTGGAGGCAATCGAAACCTTGATCTGGTGGGTCGAGGGGGCTGAGGCATTCAAACAGGGCATCGCGATCCCTGGCGACGGCGGGACCTGGGAGCGTCTTTGCAACAAGATGGCCACGGGCGCGGGCAAGACCACCGTGATGGCGATGATCATCACCTGGCAGGTGCTGAACGCGCTGACCTACCCCAAACGGAACAAGGATTTCAGCCGCGCCGTGTTCATCGTGGCGCCCGGCCTGACTGTGAAGGAACGATTGCAGGTCCTGCTGCCCAGCGAGGGCTCCTATTACGACGAGTTCAACCTCTGCCCATCTGAAGCGCTGCGCCAGAAGCTGAACCAGGCCGAGGTGCTGATCGAGAACTGGCACACGCTGATGCCGCTGAAGGAGCAGGAACGCTCGGTCGTGAAGAAGGGCCGGGAGTCGGACGAGGCTTTCACCCGACGCGTGCTGGGCAAGCTGGCGGCACACAAGGACATCATCGTCATCAATGACGAGGCCCACCACGCCTATCGGAAACCGCCCGAGGTGAAGATCAGCAAGAAGGTGGCCGCTGAGCAGGGGATTGACATCGACGAGGCCACCCGCTGGATCGAGGGGCTGGACCGCATCCACAAGACGCGTCGCATCCAGCGCTGCTTCGACCTGTCGGCCACGCCCTTTGCGCCCACCGGCAAGAAGAGTACGGACACGGCGCTGTTCGACTGGATCATCTCGGATTTCGGGCTGAACGACGCGATCGAGGCTGGGCTGGTAAAGACGCCGCGCGTCGTGGTGCGCGACGATGCCTTGCCCGACGCGAGGACGCTGCGGTCGAAGCTCTATCACATCTACCGTGATCCTTCGGTCTCCGAGGATCTGAACAGGGCGAAGGCCGAACCGCACGAGGCACTGCCGAAGCTGGTGCAGGACGCCTACACGCTTCTCGGCGCCGACTGGCGCGAAACGCAGAGGCAGTGGCGAGACGCAGGTCACCATTCCCCGCCGGTGATGCTGACGGTCTGCAACCGCACCGAGACGGCCGCGCGGGTCGAACACTATTTCAACCAGGGCGACTCGCACTGGCCGGAGCTGCATGCGCCGAACAGGACGTTGCGTGTCGACTCCAAGGTGCTGGAGAAGGCGGAAATCGGCGAAGCCGCCACGTCCGACAAGGACTACGAGAACAGGCTGAAGGAAATCATCGAGGCTGCAAACCTGCCGGAGACACGAAAGCAGCAGCTTCAGGGGATGAAGAAGGAGGAACTGCTGCGGGAGATCGTCGACAATGTCGGCAAGCGCGGTGCTGCTGGCCAGGACCTGCAGAACGTCATCTCCGTCGCGATGCTGTCCGAAGGCTGGGACGCGAAGAATGTAACCCACATCATGGGCTTGCGCGCGTTCACCTCGCAACTCTTGTGCGAGCAGGTCGTCGGCCGCGGTCTTCGCAGGGTCTCTTACGACACGGATGAGAACGGGCTGTTCCTGCCGGAGTATGTGAACGTTTTCGGCGTTCCGTTGTCCATCTCGGAAACCGGGGAAGATGGCGACCCGCCTCCGCCCCCCAGACCGACCACCCAGATCGAGGTCATTCCTGATCGGGCACACCTTGAGATCAAGTGGCCCAATGTCCTGCGCGTCGAGACCGTGGTGAAGCCGCAGCTGACCATGGCGTGGGACAAGGTGCCTGCACTTGAGCTCGACCCGGCCTCGACACCCATAAGTGCTGAACTGGCCCCCGCCTTGGGAGGGGCCACGGACATGGGCAAGGTCACCGCGATTGATCTCGAACGCCTTCCGGACGGGTTCCGCCTGCAGAGACTTGTCTTTCAGGCTGCCAGAAAAGGCTTCGCCGAACTGCGGCACAGCTTCTCCGGAACCGAGGAGTACCTCGCGGCTCAGCTGGTGCGCATAGTCGAGACCTTTCTGAATTCGAAGCTTCTCGACATTCCGTCACTCTTCCACTCGGACCCATTGCGTCGCCGGATCCTGATCGCCTTGAACATCGATCTCGTCGTCCAGCACGTCATGCGTCATGTGAGCGAGCAGAATACTGAGCGCCTCACTCCGGTCTTTGATGAAGAGAACCCGATCGGCGCCACCGGTCAGATGCGCACCTGGTATACGACCAAGCCCTGCTTCCCGGCCATCAAGTCGCACATCAGCCACCTCGTCGGCGATTCGTCGTGGGAGGGACACGCGGCGAATGTGTTCGAGGGGCGGGACGACGTAGTCGCCTATGCGAAGAACGATCACCTCGGCTTCCAGATTCAGTATATGTGGGCCGGTTCACGTCGCCGGTATGTGCCCGATTTCCTTGTCCGGCTGTCTGGCGGCAAGATGCTTGCCCTCGAAATCAAGGGAACCGACAGCCCCCAGAACAAGGCAAAGCGGGATGCGCTGAACGAATGGGTAAAGGCCATCAACGCGTCGGGTGGCTTTGGGTGCTGGTCATGGGATGTCGCCTTCAAGCCGGGCGACGTGCAGGACATCATCACGAAACACACGGCCGTTGCCGAGCCAGTTGCATAG